CAGAAATCAATTCCTTCCAGAATGAAGGGGCATACCTTACTGAGAGGGAGTTGGGAATTGACTACCACATGTGGTATACAGCAGAAGATGAAAGAGTCAGAAGTGAACATGTGGATGTGCATGGAGAGATAGTTCCAGTTGGAGAACCATTCAGCAATGGGCTATATTATCCAGGAGACAGGAGTGGAGATGTTAAGCAATGGATTAACTGCAGGTGCAGGCTAGTTCCTTTCATTATGCCAGAGGGGAAGATGGCACCACCAGGCAGAACAAGTTTCTATGAAAGAGACTTGATTAGTTTAGGGAGGTGATTAGGTGAGCAGAAAAGTAAATGACAGTTATGAGGTTGTTATGGAGAAACTCAGGAACAAGGTGTGGAGGGAGTTGGACAACCATGACTCCAATCAAGGAGACATTGCAGATTTTTATGTGATACACACATTTGATGATGCAGTGGTAGCCAAAGACGAAGTGAGTGGAAAGTTGTATGAGGTTCCTTACATCAGAGGTGAGACTGAGGTTTACCTAGGACAGCCAAAAGAAGTTGAGAACGTTTACGTTCAGAAGAGACTTGAAGAAGTGGGGATTGATATTGCTAGTAAAGGCTTGGATGTTTGCGAGCTAACTGGACCAATTGTCATGAAGAATGCCAGCAAGCGTATAGCATATGCAGCGGTGTTAGTGCCAGGTGAACCTGACAGCGACGGGGAGACTGTCACAAAGGAGAAGATTGAGCAAGCTGCACATGAGTGGATGCAAAGTTACCGTAACGTAGACCTGCAGCACACACTTAACAATGTGGCAGTACCAATTGAAAGCTACCTGCTACCTATGGAGATGGAGGTAGACATGGCAGGTGTTAAGACAGTTCTGCCAGAGGGTACATGGATATTGGCAAGTAAGGTGTTGGATGAAGCCACTTGGGACAGGGTTGAAAAGGGTGAGTTAACAGGATATAGTGTAATGGGTATCAAACGTACCACACTGGAAACAGCAAGCAAGAGTGAAGATGTGACACTGAAGAAAACGTTACTGAGAGACCTTGGAGAAGATTGGATTGCTGCAGCAGTCAGCATAGTTGATGAACCTGCAGTACCAAAGGCGAAGTTCTTTGCATTGAAGTCTAAGCAGGAAGAGGAGCCACCTGCAGAGAAAAGCAAGAACTGGTTTCAGAAAGTTAAAGAAGTTTTGGTTCCAGAACAATCTATTAAGGAGGATGAGGATATGGGTATCAAGCCAGAGGAATTAAAGAGCCTTATTAATGAGGCAATTAAGTCTGCAGTTGAACCTATTCAGACAGAGCTTGAAGCTTTGAAGGCAAAGGCTGAGGAAGTCGAAGTGGAAGAAACCGTAGACGAGGAAGTTGAAGACATTACTAACCAGGAGGAAGAAGCATTCAAGTCTCAGGTGTTAGAGAAGTTAGAAGACTTGGAAAAGCGAATAGGAAAGAGGAGTGCTGCACCTAAATCTTTAAAGGGGCAGGATGGAGAAGAGCAAGAGGTGGCAAACAAGTCTCTCAAAGACAGAGACCTGTTTGGTAGAAAAAGAGTATCCAAGGAGGTTCGATAATCATGACTTACAGTAATCAAGAAATTCTAGCAAGATTAGACGGTGCATTTAAGAGCATCACAGTTGACAGTTTAGGAGACAGTGTATTAGCACCTGAGAAGTTTAATCAATTCGTAAGGGCTATGCAAGAGAGAACGGTTATCCTACCAGAAGCAAGGTTCATCCAAATGGACTCTCAGATTACTGAGATTGACCGTGTAGGATTTACAGGTAGGGTATTGACAGTTGGGAATGAGGCAGATGGTTCTCAGAAGGTACTGGAAGAGACAGAATTTGTTAAGCCAGCATTCCACACGAACAAGTTGGTTGCTAAGGAAATGCAAGCAATTACAGCAATTCGTGACAGAGCATTAAGACGTAACATTGAACGTGGAGGTTTTGAGAACACGTTAGTTGACCTGTTTGGTGAAGCAGCAGGTAGAGACTTAGAAGAATGGGCAATCTTTGCCAAAGAAGGTTCTACAGATGCATTGCTTAGCTTGACAGATGGTTGGATAGAGAAGTCTGCCAACAAGATTTATGGTGGAGGTACGACTCCAGACTTTGACACTGCAGCAGATGATTTCCCTGAGAACGTATTGACGGCATTGCTTGATGCACTACCAAAGCAGTACCTAATCAACCGTGCTGAGTGGAGGTTCTATGTACCATACGAGATTGAAGACGGATACAGAAACCTGCTTAAGCAGAGGGGAACAGCACTTGGTGACAGAGCACAAACTGAAGGTGGAGGGTTAATGTTCAAGGGTATTCCAGTTGTATATTGTCCAATGCTTGAGAGGGCAGACGAGTCCACAGGCAGAGTTGCTATGTTACAGCACCCAGACAATATGGCATGGGGTGTGTTCCACGAAGTTACAATTGAACGTGAAAGGGAAGCAAAGGCACGTAGAACTGACTTTGTACTGACAATTGAAGCAGATGCACACTATGAAGATGAGAATGCTGCAGTTGTGGCACTGATTGACCAGACACAACCAGAGGGAGATGATGACCAGACACAACCAGAGGGAGATGATTAATCCCCACCTGGAACCATGGGAGGTGATTAAATGGCAGAGCGAATGTCCATTGAAGTCACCAATACTGGAAGCAGTGGAGTGTTCAGGGGAGGGAGGTACTTTCCTCCCTTGAAGACCACTACAGTATTGGTAAGCAATTATCAATTGGCTGAAATCAAGGCACACGTAGATTTGAGTGTGGTTTCACCACAGGTAAAACCCTGTGAGGAGGTTGAAGAACCCAATACAACCCATTCTGTGGAGCCTGATAAACCTGAAAGTGAATTTAAATGTCCGTATTGTGACGAATACGAAGGAAAGAGTAACCAAGGCTTGTTAGCACACGTTAGACAAGCACATGAGGAATTGTATGAGGAGTTCAAGGAAGGGAGGTAATTCACATGACTGAGTTCTATAGCAGTGCAGAAGATGTGATGCAATACACAGGTGTGAAGCCACAAGACCTTGGACTTGATGATGAGTTGAAGCTTAAAGAGGTCATTGAGAAATGGCTGATTCAGATTAAGGATATTATAGACAGAGACCGTAACAGGAACTTTCACAAAGAGGGTAGTGAGGTTCCACCTGGCATAGACCACATAGCAATGAGGGTGTGTGCCAACGTGGTAGCACAGGCTTCCTTCAGGAGGGAAAGCACTATAGTTCAGGTGGATGACTATAGTATCCAGATGGTTGATGACCAGATATTCACCAAAGCTATAAGGGAAGACCTTTCCAGGTATCCTAGGAAAATGAGTTTTGGCATGACAATAGTCAAAGGAGGTGTGAACTAGTGAGTATCAAGATTGAAGGCTGGAGCCAGGAGGACTTTGACAGGCTTATAAGGGCTGCACGACAGGCAATTTCCCTGGCTATCAAGTACACAGCTACCGAAGTATGGGGCAATGTCCGTAAGGAGGCACCTGTAGACCACGGTAGGCTGGCTGGTTCATTCCAACTTGACCAGGTGGACGACCTAACTTACAGGATATGGAGTGGTGTAGAATATGCACTAGCTGTCCATGAAGGAACTCCTCCACATGAAATCAAGCCAAAGAGAAAAAGGGCTTTGTATTGGAAAGGGGCCAGACATCCAGTAAAGAGGGTTATGCACCCAGGAACTCAAGCTAATCCTTATGCAGACCGTGCTATTGAGCAAGCTAAAGAAAGACAAGACGAATTCATCAGTAGGGCTTTGAGGGAGGTGGGTGTGTAATGCCATACAGAATTAGACTGGATGAAGCAATCAACCAAATACTTGATGCTATAGTAGGGGCAATTGAAGCTGAAGTCACGGAAGGGGGATTGTTGGGAGAGGTTAAAACGGTTATCCGTGGGGATAAGACACGACCTAAGCCAGAGACTCCTTCTGTGTTCGTTTTTACAGATGTGGCCAGAGCACAAGAGTCTCCACGAACATTAGCAGAACAATGGAGGTTGCCTGTAATATGTGTAGTAACTGTGAAGGAAGATGACCCAGAAGAAGGGTACAAGAAGTCAACAGAGTTGGCTGCTAAAGTGAGAAGTATTATTTTAAAAGACCGTTCGTTAGGCTTGAGGCAATTTGTCCAGGATACCAAGAGCCTGAGATTTGAAACTGGTGGACCAAACAATCAACAAGGTTCTTTGTTTGGTGCTGCAGCGACAATCGAAGTGCTGTTTACAATCCTGGAGCCATAAATTTTGGAGGTGAATTAACATGGCAAAGATATTAAGGTATTTGGGCTTGGCAGAAGAAATAGTGTTTGCCGAGCCTACAGAAGCAGAGTTTCATGTAGATATAGCAAGTGCTTCTCTTGACTCACCTTCTGACACCCACTTGGACTTTGAGTCCAGCATGGGCAGGGGGGCAAGAATGCACAGACCTGGGTTCTATAGCCCAAGTGGTAACATTGTGTATGCGTTTGACATCAGCACTATCAGGCGGTTACTGAAGTGGGCATTGGGTGGATACGTGTTCACAGAAGGGGAAGGCTTGCATGAGATTTACGCCAGTGACAACACTGACCTTCCGAGCTTCACAGCAAGATTAGGTAAAGACTTGTTTGAACACGTGTTCGCTGGATGTAAGATTAACAGCTTGGAGATATCCGTTGAGGATAGTTTCTGCCAGGCGACTGCAGAGTTGATGTCAGTTAGGGACAGTAAAGGGGTTCTCAAGCAACAGCACGAGCTGATACTACCCGACGACTACCCATTGGCGTTCTATGACGTAACCATGAACTTGGATGGCAGTGACATTTCTTCCCAGGTGAAGAGCTTCACCTTGTCAATCAGCAACGGTATTGATGCAGCAGCTGGAAGGAGTATTGGCAGTAGATACCCAAGAAAGCTATTGGCTGCAGAGAGGGAGATAACACTATCCAGCAGTATGTTCTTTGAGGATACCAGCCAGCTTGAAAGGTTCTGGGGAGGTTCTCTTGGACCAAGTGAGACAGGTTCTCAAGAATATAGCTTGGAGTTCAGCTTTGATGCAGGTGGAGGTAAGGGCATGGTAATCAAGCTACCGAGGGTTATCCACACAAGCGTAAACATTCAACCTTCAGGTAGAGACGAATTGGTACAGGAGATTAGTGCCAAGGCATACATGGGTAGTATGTATTTGAATGATAGCATTACTCCAATAACCACAGATATGTATGTGTCGATTATCGACGACGTTGGGGGTGAAGGTTAATGGTAAAGTTGACGAAAGCTGATATACTGAAAGGAGTCAATAACGTCAAAACCCAGTACTTTGATAAGCTGGGTGGAGAGGTAGAGCTGAGACCTTTAACTGAAGGCGAATGGGCAGAAATAGGAGCATTGAGAAGTAGTGGAGCTAAAATTAAAGGCAAACCTACCTTTGACAAAAGTGGTAACTTGGACATTAAATCTATGCAGCAGAACCTACAGGTGGAAATTGACTCCAAGGAAATTCAACTTATGGAATTTGAGGCAAAGGCTAAAGCTGTTGCCTGGGGGTTAAGCACCAGTCCTGATAATCAATGGACGGTTGAGGAAGTTAAACAGCTAAGACCAGTTGGAGTTGTGGATGATATTGCTGAGTTTATTTTCAAAATCTCTGGGGTTACAGAGGAGGGTGCTGAAGAAGCACGCAACTTTCGCCAGGAGTGATGAGGGGCAAAGGATGGTCCAACTGCACCTGGCAGGGATACCTTTTGCAAAGTCTCAAGTGGATATGACACCAGCACAAGTAGAATTTTTTATTGAAGCGATTAACTATGTGCATTTGATGCAAGAACAGGCTTCTCCTTCTCTTCCAACTTCTACACAAGCTGTAAGAGGGGGAGGGGAAGGAGAAAGCAATATTCTCAGAAAGATGGTAGAAGCCAGAAGAAGGGGGTGAGTGAATGCCCAACGTTATGGAAATAATTGTTAGAGCAGTAGACCAAGCCAGCAATGTTCTTAACAATATAGGTAAGCAAGGGGAGCAAGCTACCAAGAACCTTGAGAAGAGTTTCCAAAATGCAGGCAAAGCCATGACCAATGCAGGCAAAACTCTTTCTACCTATGTAACTGCACCGTTAGCAGGACTTGCAACAGTGTCAGTTGCAACTGTGGCTAAGTTCGACGACAGCATGTCTCAGGTTGCTGCTATCAGTGGTGCTACTGGCAACGACCTGGAAAGGTTGAGAGACTTAGCTAAAGACCTTGGTGCTACCACCAGATATTCTGCAAGTGAAGCAGCAGATGCAATGACTTATTTGGCACTTGCAGGTTACGATACTAACCAGATATTAGATGCCACTCCTGGCATGTTGAACCTTGCAGCAGCAGCAGGCATGGATTTGGCAACTGCAGCAGATATTGTTACCGATACCATGAGTGGTTTCCAAATGAGTGCGGAGAGAGCAGGTGAGGCAGCAGATATATTTGCTGCAGCAAGTTCCAAG